CTACGGAATCCAAATCATGCAATCACAATCCTATTTGGTCACATCCACATCCACAAACCTAATTAAAGAACTGCGCAACTATTGTTGGGATACCGATGCTCAGGGGCGTACAACCAACATTCCAACGGGTACTTGTCACGGGCTCGATAGTTGGAGGTATATGGAGATGATGTCATTAGGCATTAAAGCCAATTATGGTAATTATGATATCCGATAATATCAAATAATATCTATATAGATTCTATGCGTTATTTTGTATATTTGTGGTATGATAACACAAAAAAGCAAAAAAGATGTGCCAGTTCAAATTTTTAATGGCAGAACTTATTATCAGTACGAAGGCCGATACTTTACAAGCCACACAAGAAAAATGCACCGCGATGTTTGGTCTTTTTACAATGGGGAAATACCAAAGGGGCATCACATTCACCACATAGATGGAGATGTAACAAACAACGACATTTCCAACTTGCAATTGATGGAAGCCAGTGCGCATTTAAGGATGGAAGCCAAAAAGCGACACAGAGAAAATCCCGAATGGTCTAAACAATTTCACACCAAAGGAATTGAGATGGCCAAAGAATGGCACAAATCCGCAGAGGGAAGGGAATGGCACAAACAACACGGAATCAATGCATATGCAAAAAGACAACCCGTTTCAAGAATTTGTTTAAGGTGCAATAAAGAATACCAAACAACACAATTAGGGAATGCAAAGTTTTGTTCCAATAATTGTAAATGTGCATTTAGAAAAGCAAGTGGAATTGATGATGTAAAAAGAATATGCGTTGTGTGTTCAACAGAATTCACATGTAATAAATACCATCCACAAACCAAATGCAAAAGGGGTTGCAAATAAATTGTTTATTTCGTGTGGGTTTCCTATATTTGCAAAGACAAATAACAATGAAGCACAGTCAATTAAACCTATTTGGCGATATACAAATAGAAAATAAATGGGAGGAACATTATTTGGGTATGCCCGAATACAACAATGTTCGTGAACCCGATCCATTTATTACGGCAACATTCAAATTTCGCACCCAAGACGATTTTGATGAATTCAACAAATTAATCAAAGAACATTTGTATCATGGCGAAAGGGTTTTTGATGGTATGCAAAGAAAGGATGTAAAATCATCTTGGTATCCATTGCGTGAAAAGGCATCGAAATACAGATTCAAATGAACCCAAGATTTCCAATTTACATAATTAGCAAGGGCAGATGGGAAAGACGGCAAACAGTCAAGACATTGGAATCAATGAATTGCCCGTTCAAAATTGTTGTTGAACCAAGTGAGTATGAGAACTACAAAGAACACATTGATATTGAAAAGATTATTTGTTTGCCATCAAATTTAAGTGAATTAAAACAAGGAAGCATCCCAGTAAGAAACTTTGTGTGGCAACATTCAATTGATTCTGGATTTGAATTTCATTGGATATTGGATGACAACATTGAAAGCGTTGAGCGATTTTACAACAACATGAAAATAAAATGTATTTGCCCAACTCCTTTTGCGGTGATTGAAGATTTTGTGTTGAGATATGAAAACATTGCAATGGCGGGAATGAACTATGGTATTTTTTGCCCCGCAACAGAAGGAAGGCAACCAATAAGATTCAATGAACGAATTTATTCTTGTATACTAATTAAAAACGACATTCAATATAGATGGCGTGGAAGATACAATGAGGATACTGATTTGAGTTTAAGGGTGTTAAAAGATGGATGGTGTACAGTATTGTTCAATTCATTTCTCATTGGTAAACGGGCAACGATGACACAAGGCGGTGGCAATACAGATACGATCTACAACACTGGCGATAAACGATTGGCGTTTGCAAAGAGTTTGCAAGAACAACACCCCGATGTGGTAAAGGTTGTTTGGAGATTTAATCGTTGGCACCATTTGGTGAATTACAAGCCATTTGCCAAAAACATTTTAAGAAAAAAAGAAGGTGTTGAAATCAAAAACGAAGTAAACAATTACGGAATGAAGTTAATAGAAATGAACAATGAAAATTGAAGATTATCGGTATTCAAACGAATTAAGAACAAAGGCAAAGGCATTGCCAATGTATGAGGAATTCATCAAACTCGTTGATGATGACAAAAAGGTACAAAAGTACAACACCATCCAAGATATGTTATTGGATGCGTTCAAATGGGATTCAAGCCCACAAGGTCAGGACTATTGGCAATCGGTGTATGATTCAATTGTCATTATTGACCATCCGAGATGCCCCAAATGTAACCGACTGGCAAAAGTGACATTCAACAAATCCAAAGGGAATTATCGGTGCTTTTTATGTAAAATAAACTACAAATGACAACACAATACCAAGAGGTGCATAACCTTAAACAAGAAATCAGGCGGATGCGGTTGCAGATGATTGAACAGAAATCGGACTATGATAATTTGGTTCGTGCGTTAAAGCGTGAAATTGTCCAACCCAAAACCGACATCAATTTAGAACCCACCCCATGGCGTGAAGTGTTACGGGCAATCTGTGAAGTTTACGACCTTACACCCGACACGGTGATAACAAGGTCAAGAAAACGAAGGCCATTGTATGCCCGTCATATGTTCAACCACATTTGCAGAAAGCGTTTAGAAATGACATTTGAAGAAATTGGGTTAATCTGTGGGCGGGATCATTCCACCATTATTTCATCGGTGCGTGAATTTGGGGATATTTTACAGACCGATAAGGAAGTCCAAAGATACCATGCAAGGGTACACACCATCCTTCACGAAAGATTCCCGTAAACATTCGGGAATTTCTTCGTTTTATTAGTATATGATTGAAAACAAAAAGATAATTGTACCTACCGAACTGCGTGATGTAAAGTTGCATCAAATGATAACATACAACGGGTTAAAACCCGAAATGGATGATGTATCAAGGCAGTTGGAAGCGGTGGCAATCTTTTGTGACTTGACCATGTCGGAGGTTAAGAATATGCCATTTGATACACTGAAATACTGTGTGGAAAAAATCACAACCATGTTGGAATCTAAACCAACATTCACACCCAGGTTCGAGTACAAAGGCATTGAATACGGATTTATCCCAAACTTTGACGAACTCACAACGGGTGAATTCATTGACATCGAAAATTACTGCAAAGAACCCAACGACCTTTGGAAAGTGTTGTCGGTTTTGTATCGCCCCATTACCAAAAAAGGACAGAATGGAAGGTATGAAATAATGGCTTACAATGCCGACCTAAACACGGCATTTAAGGAGATAGACGCGAACACTGCATTTGGTGCGATGCTTTTTTTTTGGAGTTTAGGAATCGACTTATTGAATTCTTTCCAGAAGTATTTGCGGATGGTGAGGAGGGGGGAAGTGGCGATGAAATACGCCTTACCAAAAAATGGGGATGGTTTGGAATGGTCTACCGACTTGCTAACCGAAATTTCCTCAACTTGGATTCAGTGTATACAAAGCCCATTCAAACCGCTCTCATGTGGACCGCTTACGAAAGTGACATTGCGAAGATGGAACAAAAAGCAATTAGAAAAAAATGAACAATAATCACATAGGCACGGCATTTGAGTTGATGAAGGATATTGCAACCGAAGAAGGTTGGAACTATTCCCATGGTACATTGACCGAACTTGATTTCAAGGCGTTTTTGGTATTCCCATTGATGCATTGTTCGATTCAATCTGTAGCATTAACAGACCAAGTGGCAACCATTCAAATGAATGTAATGGTGGCGGATCGTGTGAACTTTCTGAAAACAGAAAACGAACAAGAAAACTTGATAACCGAGTATTCGGAATATGGATACACAGAGAACCAAAACTACGGACACATCCTTCAAGATTTGTATGTGCGTTTTTCAAAAGGTTTGTGGCGTACTGAACAGAATTACTACAACCAAGTGCAATACATTCGCCCAATTACTTTTCAACCATTTGTGGAAACAATGGACACGGTATTGGGTGGTTATCAAATCACAGTTGGAATTGAACTGATTAACCCATGGGTGACTGATGGCGATTGCGTTTAAGAATAGCGAAGCCGTTGTTGCGGAGTATTCCAACAAATGGGCAGTGTCCGCCCGTATGATGTTGGAACTAAAAAGACCGCGTACATCAATCCGTGCCAAATGGAAAAAGGTTGGTGAAGGTTGGACACCCATTTCAGTTACCAAAAAGACATTCCGTGGGAACTATGTGGCAAGTGGGCAATTGGTGAATTCTATTCAACCCAATCCAAACGGGATGACATTAGGCATCACCATGAACAAAACGGGGGACTATGTGCAGAATGGTAGAAAGCCAGGTAAAGGCATACCACTTGATTCAATGCGTAATTGGACAAAGATGAAACGCATCCAACCCCGTGATTTGTCAACTGGTAAATTCAAATCCAAGGCAACTGCCGAGGGTATGCGGTTTGCAATGAATAGAAAGATAAAACACTTTGGTATTGAGCCGTTCCCGTTTGTGACAATGGCACGGACAGAG